GGGGCTCCGCGCCCCGTCCCGTTGCACCACCAGGCCACACAGGCTTAAATCAACAAAGGACTCTACTCATAAATGGATGAAAGTTGGGGCGCAGGTCATTCCCAACGTGACAAAACGAATATTTTCAAGGCGGATTTTTTGTGCGGGTGAAGCGTTCATGGTTGCCTCCGTGTTCGAACTGTTCGAACGGCAACCTGCCCAACAATAGCCAGGGCTGGCGTGGGGCGCGCTTAGGTGTCGCTAAGGGCCTGGATAGGGCTGGGAGTGGGCCTTCTATCCCTGGGCAAGCTTGGGATTAGCCTGGGGCGAAGCGCTTTAGGATGTTGGATGGATGATAAATGTCACCACCCCATGCACTTTCAGTTCCTCCCCTTCCTTGATGAGAATGGGGTCATAGTTGGGATTTTCGGGCACCAGCATGATGTGGCCGTTCTGACGGAACAAACGCTTCACGGTGAGTTCGCCATTGAGCGATACGATCACAATGTCTTTATGCTTGGGATGCTTGGCCGTATCCACCACCAGCACGTCATTTTCCTTGATCCCGGCATCCAGCATCGAGTCGCCGGTCACGCGCACCAGAAAAGTGGAAGCAGGGTCTTTCACCATCAATTCGTTAAGGTCGATGGTGTCTTCCAAATGGTCTTCCAATGGTGTGGGAAGGCCTGCCGGTATTCTCGAAGCGTACATGGGAATTTTATGGCCGCCGCTTTGCACATAGCGGCAAACATCGCCAAGCAGGCTCAGGGGGATGCGAATCGGCCTGGTAGCCTCGCCGAAGCGTCCCTGGCCTTTCGGCCTGCCCGCGCCTTTGCGTTTACCGCCGTGCGGTTTGTTGGACACGGGAAGTTCCTTCGATAGTTGCCAATGTTATTGACGCTATAAATCAAAATACTGTACGCAATTCAAGAGGGATCAAAAAAGCGAAATTAACAGGCAAGACTGGGGGTTATATGCTGTGTCCGGAGAGGGAGTACCATTTATTGGAGCAGGCGGCGCAGCGATGGGCTGTCACGCTGGAAGAGGTGCAACACGCCATCGCCACGGGGCAACTTGCCGCCTCGGCCTGGCTGCAACCCACGTTCGCCTATACGGTCACGGAAATTTCCCCGGATGAAGCCAAACGCTCCGCCCCGCAACGGCTGGAAGGCTATGTCCGGGTTGCGCCGGAATCCTGCCGAATCCTGTTTTCCCGAGGTATAGTTGGGCGGCGCAAATTCCCCACCCGCGAGGAAAACTGTTTCTACATGATCGTTGAGCATCTGGAGAAAGCAGAACTGCATTTAAATGATCTGGTCATACTGAACGAGGATCTACGGCAATTCGAGAAGTTGCGTAATCTGGCCACGCAGAAGCCCTGCAAGATAGTCAGCGTGCACAAAATCAGGACCACCGCGCAGGCCGCTTTACCACGGCAGGCCTTCAGCCAGCAGAATGATTGCCGTGTTGTGGCCTGGAATGGACGCCAATTTAACTTCGGCGACATGCAGGCCAATATCGTCCGGCAGCTGCTCACCGCCAGCGCCACGGATAATCCCTGGGTGCATGGCAAAACCCTGCTGGCGAATGCGGGATCGGTATCAATGGTGATGCGCGACGCCTTCCGTCACCAGCCGCATTGGAAGGAATTGATCGTATCCGGCGGGCGCGGCTATTACCGTCTGAGCCCTATGGCCAGCCCTATGTGATCCCTATCGGGGTCACAGGCCGGATAGGAGAAGTTTTGGAAGGTCAATAAGCCCGTTGGATGCTACGGTGCAAGCCGCTCCTGCAAATTGAGTGATTGCCGCCCACGCCACCGCCCCTCTGTCTCTTCGAGACTAGCCTTTCCTGACAAACACTGCTAACTATTAGTATCTAATAGCGTACTCTGCGGGTGGAGGATCGACGAGTGTCTGACGAAATCCTGACTTTGCCCGAAGTCGCAGCGCTACTAAAGGTGGCTGAGAAGACCCTTTACACAATGGCCCAGCGCGGCGAGATCCCGGCATTCAAGGTCCGAAATCAATGGCGTTTCAAAAGGACTGACATCGACTCCTGGATAGAAAAAAAAACGTCAGGATCATACAAAAGAACCGACTAGAATTGGCCTCTTTTTCGGCCAAATAAAGCCAATCTCGAGTGAGATAAGAATGACGCAAGCACCAACCGCCTCCATGCATGGGATTCGAGACAACCATTCTCGAGGTAGTGTTGCAGAATTCCTGAAACTTCGGATATCGGAAGGGAGCGCACTCTCAGTCGTTTCAGCGTACTTTACGATCCACGCCTATCAGGCTCTCAAGCAGAATTTGGATGGCATTGATCGATTACGATTCTTGTTCGGCGAGCCCCGATTCATAGGGTCCTTAGACCCCGAGAAAACCGAGCGCAAAAACTTCGCTATCGAAGATGATGGGTTGGAACTTGTGAATCGCCTACAGCAACGGCAGGTAGCGTTTGATTGCGCACGTTGGCTGAGCGAAAAAGTCGATATCCGCTCTGTAATAGATGCAAACTTCGTTCACGGGAAAATGTATCACATCGATGACGGTCGCCGTGATCACGCAATCGTCGGAAGCTCAAATTTCACACACCGTGGGCTGGGCATATCGGGCACACCCAACATCGAACTCAACCTGATCGTAGATAGTGACCGCGACCGTTCAGACCTGAAAGCATGGTTCGATGCCATATGGAACGATAAAAAACTTGTCTCCGACGTAAAGGAAGAAGTCCTTCGCTATCTTGAGCAGCTCTATGTCAACCACCCCCCGGAATTTATTTATTTCAAAACGCTTTACCACGTCTTCGAACGGTTCATCTCTGGCCAAGAGACCGATGCCGCCCTGTTTGAACAGACGGCGATCATTGATACAGATGTCTGGAAAGCGCTGTTCGAGTTCCAAAAGGACGGCGTGAAAGGCGCGATCCACAAGATCAATGCTCATAATGGCTGTATTCTTGCTGATAGTGTCGGTCTCGGAAAGACATACTCGGCTCTCGCTATCATCAAATATTTCGAGCTGCGGAATCACCGGGTTTTGGTTCTGTGCCCGAAAAAACTTCGCGATAATTGGACCGTATTCCTCGCTCAAAATAACAGCGATTTAAACCCGTTTCTGCGCGACAGATTCAGCTACACGGTTCTATCGCATACCGATCTTTCACGAGAATCCGGAAGAGTTGACGGCATTGACCTGTCAACAATCAATTGGAGCAATTTCGACCTGATCGTGATCGACGAGTCGCATAATTTCAGAAACAATACGAAGGGCAGGCGGGATGAGGATGGGAACATCGTCCGGAAGAGCCGTTACGAACGGCTCATGGACGATGTAATCAAGAAGGGCGTTAAAACCAAAATTCTCTTGCTGTCTGCGACGCCAGTGAACAATGACCTCCGCGATCTGCGCAACCAAATCTATTTTGTCACGGAAGGGCGTGACGCAGCATTTGCTCCCGATCTAGCCATCAATAGTATCAAGGACACGCTAGCCACGGCCCAAAAGACGTTCATGGAATGGGCGCGTCGCAGCGGCGAACGCGATGCTCGAGATTTAATGGATCGTCTTCCAGCAGCTTTCTTTACGCTTCTCGACGAACTCACAATCGCCAGATCTCGAAATCATATCAAAAAATATTACCGGGCGTCCCTGGAAAAAATTGGAAACTTCCCAAAGCGTCGGAAACCTCTTTCGATCTTCTCGGAGATTGATCTGAAGGGACGTTTCCTGTCCTATGATCGCCTGAACGACGAGATCTCAAAATATGAGCTCTCACTCTTCAATCCCTCGCGATACGTCTTGCCGCCATATGCGGCACAGTACGAAGAGCGGAAGATCGTGAACTTCTCGCAAGCCAATCGCGAAAAATTCCTGATTGGCATGATCAAAGTGAACTTCCTCAAGCGGCTGGAAAGCTCTATTAACGCCTTCGCAATCACCATGGAGCGGACTGTCGCGAAGATAGAGCAGCTTGAGAAGCGGCTGCGCGATTACAAACTTCACGCCCAAACAATGGCGGACGATTTGCAGTCCGATTTATTCGTGGCCGAGGATGAGGACGACGAGGACCTCACGCAAGCCTTTCAGGTCGGCACGAAGCTCAAATTCGAAATGGCGCATCTTGATGTCGATCGCTGGCTTAAGGACCTCGCCACGGACAAGCAGCAGCTTTCGCTGCTTTCGGACGCAGCGAAGTCAGTTGATGCTACACGCGATGCGAAACTGGCAAAAATCAAAGAGCTAATTGAATACAAGGTCCGAAATCCCGAGCGCAATATTCAGGGCGAAGAGAACCGCAAGGTCATCGTGTTCTGTGCGTTCGCAGATACGGCAGCTTATCTTTACGAAGCGCTGGAAGATTGGGCGCGCAAGACGCTCAGTGTTCATATCGCGCTTGTCTCCGGTGGCTCAAAACCAAACCGGACGACCTTTGGGAAGGCCGAATTCTCGCAGATTCTGACCAATTTTTCGCCGCGCGCCAAACAACGCGCAAAGATCAAATCGATGCCGCAAAAAGGCGAGATCGACATCTTGATCGCCACTGACTGCATTTCCGAGGGCCAAAACCTTCAGGATTGCGACTACCTTATCAACTACGATATTCACTGGAACCCGGTCCGAATCATCCAGCGTTTTGGACGCATTGATCGTATCGGTAGTCTGAATCGCGAAATCCAGTTGGTGAATTTCTGGCCAACGCCTGACCTCAATAAATACATTAATCTCAAGAACCGTGTCGAAGCGCGCATGGCCCTTGTCGACATCTCTGCGACCGCCGAAGACAATATCCTTCAGTCAAAGGATATAGAGGATCTTATTCAGGATGATTTGCGCTACCGTGACAAGCAGTTGTTGCGGCTAAAGGATGAGGTTCTTGATCTTGAGGATTTCAATGAATCGGTAGCCCTGAACGAATTTACGCTTGATGATTTTCGGATAGAACTGATGGGCTATATCGAGGCGAACCGGGAGAAGCTCGAAGAAGCGCCGCTTGGCCTTTATGCCGTTGTGCCGCCACATCCCGACTATCCGACGATCCAGCCTGGAACGATTTACTGCCTCAAGCAGCGGGGCGCGTTGGCAGGCGCGGAGACGGTCAATCCGCTACAACCCTATTTCCTGGTCTATGTGCGCGAAACCGGTGAGGTTCGCTACAATTTCACCGCGCCAAAACAGGTACTCGAAATCTTCCGCGCGGTCTGCCAGGGGAAAGCCGAACCCTATGATAAATTATGCGAATTGTTTGACGAGGAAACCTCCGACGGCAAGGAGATGAGCCGGTTCAGCGCGTTGCTGGATGCCGCAATCAGCGCCATTGCCTCGCAATCGGACAAGAAGAACCTTGGCAATCTATTCGCGGGCCGGGGCGGCAAGCTGGTCGATGACACCAAGCTACCGAAATCGGCCTCCGATTTCGACCTTGTGACGTGGCTGGTCATCATGCGGGAAGAGGAGGCCGTGGATGGCTGACCTGCGTCTTCAGGTACAGACCGCGCTGAAGTCGCTGATTACAAAACCGTCGATGCAGGCCGCTGCGGAATTGTTCGAAGCGCTTGGCTATGCCAGCCGCAAGACGGTTAATCTCGATGGCGCGCCGTCATCTTTCCTCCGGTTTGTTGACCCGGCGAACAGCCTTGCCGGAAAGGCGGCGGCGCAAACGGACAAATGGCAGCGGGCCGATTTCCTTTTCCAGCTGACCAACGACGAACTGCCAATTCTCGCCCATGGCAACCGCGATCTTTTTCAAGGTAAGCAGGACTACCGGGCTTCCATCATTGAATCGTTCGTTTTCCTCGCCATAGAACTGACAGACGGTGAATGGACCCGTGGCGCGCTGGCCGGGATCACGCGCGAGATCAACCGGTTATTCCCGATGCCCGCCGTTATCCTGTTCAGGCATGGTGGGTTTGCTTCGCTCGCTGTGATCGACCGCCGACCAAACAAGAAGGACGGATCGCGCGACGTCATCGAAAAGCGCATTTCTATCGTCAAGGATATTAATCTGGCCGCGCCCCATCGCGCCCATGTCGATATTCTCTACGACATCGCCCTTTCAAATGTGAAGGTGCGCGGCCGTGGCGTGCCGACAAACTTCCGCGATCTTTACGATGGCTGGATCGAAGCGCTCTCCGCACAGACATTGAACACGCGCTTCTATAAGGAACTTGCGAACTGGTTCTTTTGGTCAGTCAAGCAAGTAACATTTCCTGCTGCCGCCGTCGAAATAGAGCAAACGAAGCAAGAAGAACAAAATCAGATCGCCATCATCCGTCTTCTGACGAGGGTTATTTTTGTCTGGTTCATCAAGGAAAAAGGGTTGGTGCCAGACGATCTGTTTGACATTGCCAAACTAAAAAAACTCTTGAACGAGGACGTTATAGATAAACCGGATAGCAGCATCTATTACACGGCGGTGCTCCAGAACCTGTTTTTCGCCACACTCAACACGGAGATGTCCGAGGACCGCAAATGGCGGACCAAGGCGAAGGGTGGCGGCCTTGACGGGCAATATCTTGTGCACACCGTTTATCGCTTCCGCGACGCCTTCCGGGAACCGGACGCGGCGCTTGTACTGTTCAAGCAGGCACCATTCCTGAACGGTGGCCTTTTTGAGTGTCTGGACCGTGAAATCTCGGCGCGCGATCTGGAACGCAATCCCGACCTGAAACAGCGTCTTGTGAAAGAGGGCACACGCGATGTCATCCGCATAGACGGCTTTTCCGAGCGCACGAACAATCCGCTGAAGGTGCCGAACAAGATATTCTTCGCAACGGAAGAGAAGGTCGATCTCAACAAAGAATACGACACCAAAGGCAAGACCTATAAAGCGGATGGCCTAATAGAACTATTCTCCCGCTACAAATTCACGGTCGAGGAGAACACACCGGTCGAGGAAGAGGTCGCGCTTGATCCAGAATTGCTTGGCAAGGTCTTTGAAAACCTGCTGGCAAGTTACAATGCCGACACCCGCACCACGGCGCGCAAGAAATCCGGCTCCTTCTACACCCCACGCGAGGTGGTGGACTATATGGTGGATGAGGCGCTGGTTGCCTATTTCGAGCGCCGTCTCTCTGAAAAGCCATCTGAGCCAGAACGCCGCAAGGCGGCACAGCAGGCGCTCGACATGGCGATGCCGGGTGAATTCGATCTCACCGGCACGGCGCTTTCCAACAGCATCGCGGCAGTAAACAGCGCCGATCCTGGCCCGCGCCTGCGCAACCTCCTGTCATTCAGGGACACCGGCAATCCATTTTCCCCTGGCGAGACGGATGCGCTAATCGCGGCGATTGATAGCCTCAGAGCGCTTGATCCGGCCTGTGGATCGGGCGCATTCCCGATGGGCCTTTTGCAAAAGCTCATCCATGTGCTGCACCGGCTTGATCCTGACAATGCGCGTTGGAAAGCGCAGAACCGCCGCCCGCTGGAGCGAAGCCTTAAGGCGGCGCATGAAACTGTCAATCCGGCGGACAGGGAACAAAGGATCGAGGAGGCCGAAGCCGCACTCGCCAAGCTGGAGCATGATTTCTCAGACGCCAACAAGCCGGACTACGCCCGCAAGCTCTATCTGATCGACAAGTGCCTGTTCGGCGTGGATATTCAGCCCATCGCGGTGCAGATCGCCAAGCTGCGCTTTTTCATCTCGCTGGTGGTCAGCCAGAAGATCGACCGCACGCAAGACAACGCCAACATCACGGCGCTGCCGAACCTCGAAACAAAGCTGGTTGCCGCCAATAGTCTGATCCCGATTGAACGCGCCGCCCAGAATGATCTGTTCCGCAACACCAGGATAGCGGATAAGGAAGCCGAACTCAGGGCCATGAACGCGCGCTATTTCAGCGCCCGCACCGCCAGGACCAAGCGCGCCCGGCGCGAGGATATCGCCCGGCTTCGCGATGAACTGGCCGAGATGCTTAAATCGGATCGCGGCCTGCCCGAAACGGATGCGAAGCGGATGGCCGCGTGGGACCCGTTTGATCAGAACGCCGCCGCGCCTTTCTTCGATCCCGAATGGATGTTCGGCCTGTCGTCCAATTTCGATCTCGTTATTGGCAATCCGCCCTATGTGCGGCACGAAGCCATCAGGGTTCAGAAACCTCTGCTGGAAAAGCACTATGGCCGCAAGGACGAAAAGGGCAATCCGCAGGGGGCCTATAGCGGCACGGCGGATCTGTTCGTCTATTTCATTCAACGCGGGATTGAGTTGCTCAACCCCGGCGGGGCGTTCGCGTTTATTACCTCAAACAAATGGTATCGCGCCAAATATGGGACAAACCTGCGCGGCTGGATGAACCGCCAGACGGAATTGCGCCGCATCGTGGATTTTGGCGATGCCGAGGTGTTCGACGCCATCGCCTATCCCACCATCCTCATCGCCACGCGCCGCGCCGCGCCGGTGCTTGCGCCCAATGACGGGGACAGTCTGCGCGTCATGACCTGGCCCGCTGATCGCGGCAAGGCGGACGTCGAAGGTTTCCCGGCGCTGGTCGATGAAATTGGTTTTAACATGCCGCAAAAGGCGCTCACCCCCGATGGCTGGCAGTTGGAGCCGCAGGCGAAACGCGGGCTGCTGGAGCGCATCCGCGCGGCGGGCATGCCGCTCGGCCAATATGTCGAGGGACGCTTCTATTATGGCATCAAGACCGGATTCAACGACGCTTTCGTGATCAACGGGCCGACAAGGGACCGGCTGATCGCCGAACATGAAAGTTCAGCCGAAATCATCAAGCCCTTCCTGCGTGGCCGCGACATCAAGCGATGGCGCGTCGAGCCGCAGGATTTATGGTTGATCCGCATTGAATCATCAGAAAACAAAACTCATCCGTGGAGCGGAATGTCTGAAGCGGACGCCGAAACAACTTTTGCAAAGGCTTATCCGGCCATCCACGGCTTCATGAGCGCTTATCGCAAGGAACTCATCAAGCGATCAGATCAAGGTAAATATTTTTGGGAACTTCGCTCGTGTGCCTATTGGCAGGCTTTTGAGCAGCCGAAGATTGTTATTCCCGCGATCTCGGATCAGCCAAATGCTGCTTTCGATACCGGCCAATACTATACGAACAACAAGGCCACAATCTTCGTAACCAATTCACCTTGGGTGGTTCTAGCGACATTGAACAGTCCGGTAGGACTTTGGTTTGCCCGTCAGAAATTTGCGACAAAACAGGGGGGATTTTTCGATTTCGAACCGCGCTATTCTGGCACTTTCTCAATTCCGCGCGCTTCTTCCGCCGACGAAAAGCAGCTCGACACTTTGGCAAAAGCTGTCGAGACTGCGACCGAGAACAAGCTCGAACAACTGCTGAACGGTTTTGTCTATGAACTATTCTTCAAGGATGATCTCCATGCGCGCGGCCTTACCCTGTTCGTGGAGGCCGAGCGCGCCGGGCTTGGCCAGCTTACGGGCCTTGAAGGCGCGGCTTTGGTCAAGGCGGCCAGGGAATTTGCCGACCGCGTTTTCGCGCCGTCCCATCCGCTCTATGCGATGCTGTTCGATCTTCAGGCGCTTGATGTCGTCCGAATCATTGAGGGCAAGGAATGACCGGGGACATTGCAGAAGCACAATCAGCGGCGGCGGTTACCGCGCCAAATCCGCTTCGGATCAGCACGCTCACGCTCTGCGACTTTCGCGCCTTCCCGCACCCGGTGACGTTCAACTTTGGCAACAGGAACCTGCTCGTCTATGGCGAGAATGGGGCTGGGAAATCGTCAATTTTCCAGGCTCTTCGACACTTCTTCGCGTTAAAGCCCCCGCAGGCATCTTCCGTGAAGAACGTCTTTTCGCAAAGGCCCGACACCGACTTCAAGGTAGAAGTGGTTTTCAGCGATGGTCAGCCTTGCATCCCATGGTCCAAAGCGCATCACCCGACGCACGTCCCCGGCACTGATGCGCGCGTGGCAGAAGCCGCTTTACGCAAATCCTGCCTCGATTATCGCGCCCTGCTCGATACCAACTATATGCACGGCGCAAAGCGGCCGAACCTGTTCGACATCTCCGTCGGCACGCTTCTCGCTGACTTTCCGGTTCCGGTCGAAGGCGGATCGGTAAAGACGATCAGCCAGCTTTGGGATGAAATCGAGCCCTCGAAGCCGTGGAAGTTCAACAGCTCTCTGGACCCGGTTCAGAAGGCCTGCATCGCCTTCAACGAGGGTTTCCGGCTGGCGCTTGAGGCGCTTCATCCGCGCCTTGTAGAACTGGTTCACACAATTCTCGGCGCAGCGGTCGAGGTAAAACCGTTCACATTCGGCGGCGTGATATACCAGCACGAATGGTGGAAGCGCGACCGGATCATCAAGGGGCGCGAACTGTTCCCGGAGATCGTCTTCAATGGCAAGAGCCTGCGAACGCCACAGACATTTCTCAACGAGGCGCGCCTTTCTGCATTCGCACTCGCCATGTATCTCGGTGGCCGCCTTGCCTGCGTGCCGACAGGTGGCGACAGGCTCAAACTCCTTGTTCTCGATGACGTGCTGATAGGCCTTGATCATGACAACAGGACACCGGTGCTCAAACTTCTTCTAGAACACTTCAGTGATTGGCAGATCGTTCTGCTCACGCATGATCGTGTCTGGTTCGAGATGGCCCGCCAATTCCATGATGGCTCACATCAATGGACGTGGGCGGAAATCTATGCCGACGGCGACGGTGGCCGCGCGACACCTTCGGTGAAGATGCCAAATGGCCATATTGTGCAGGCGGCGCTGGATGAATGCGCCGCGCTTCTTGCCGCCAATTCCATTGCCTCGGCTGCAACGTCGGCGCGGAGGGCTTTCGAGTGGGCGCTGAAGCGCTTCTGCGAAAAGAGGCGGGTTCAAACCCCTTACACAATGAATCCCAAAGAAAACGATTCAGAAGTCCTCTTGAATGCCATAACGGCTTGGGTTGCGTTAGGCGGGCAGAACCGCGCGCAGCAGGTGACGCCAATTCTGAATAATCTCAGGATGTATCGCGCCGGTGTGCTCAACCCGCAAACTCACGCCAATCCGCCGAACCCGTCGAGGCAAGAGGTTGAGGGGGCCATTGCCGCCATTCGCGCACTTGAATCCGCACGAAGTGATCAGTCGATAAAATGATTCGTGATTTTCTTACAATTAATGACCGGAAGGAGTTATCTTCTATCGAAGGGGATCACTGTTCCACTTCCACCCGGTCCTTCGGATGAGGTTTTGAGTTTAGGAAAGGCAATAACATCTGCCTTTTGATTGCTCATGTATCCACGCGGTAATCCAGTTAGAGCTTCTACGTCAGCAGCATTAAGTCTGAAGTCATTCAGCAATTGCTCTCTGCTTCGTACGTTATGTTCAACAAGCAGCTTAACAGAACGTGCAAGTAATCTTGGGTTTTCCGGTGTCAGGGAATCATCCAATGGTTCTTTTTTGCGCCATCCGCGAGAGCTGTAGTACTTCCACATTTGTCTCTGATAATCTTCACTGATAATGCCAAGGGCAACACAACGCATAATCATTGCTGCAATGGATGTTTTCCAGCGTTCTTTTAACGCAAGAAACGTACTTAGCGAAGGTGACCATATTTCTGAACCGAAACTTTCAGCAGGCATCAAGAAAGCGCCCGCAAAGTAAAAAGCCTGACGCTCAATTTCTTTGAAGTCTGCCTCACTTTTCAAAGTGTCAGGTTTAATCGAATGGTGCAAAACTAGGTGTCCAAGCTCATGTGCTGCATCCATCCGCGAGCGAACACAAGTATCTTTGTCTTTGGCTATGAAAATATATGCTCGTTTATCAGCAAAAGACCAGTTGGATAAGCCATCCATCGCGGCTGCGCCCACTTCCTCTTTTACAACAACAATACCAGCGTTCTCCATTACCAGAAGAACGTCCACAATTGGCCCCATACCAAGTTCCCAAGACTTGCGGCACTCGGTTGCAATGTGTTCAATATCATCATCTTTAATTTCGCGATAATCAGAAACATCAAGGCGCGGCACATTAACATGCGGCAAATCTACCCATTCCTGAAGAACAGCACTAACATCCTGCGCCCAACGCAACCTGGACTGAGTTCTCTTTCTAAGAGATTGAGTTGTGACAGCCATTGAACGAAAGAAAAGCGGCGCCATTCCATGATCTGGAATAGGCTTCATAAAAAAGGATACTGGTACATTCAAAGCCCTGGATAATTCATCCAGCGCTTCAGTTTCCGGTAATTGCGCACCATTTTCCCAACGGGAAATACTGGAACTGGTTCTATTGATTATCTCTCCAAGCGCGGTTTGAGTTAACCCTCTCGAATCACGCGCTTGCGTTAATCGCTCCGCTTGGAAGCCTGGCGTGCCTACTCGCATTTTGCCTCGCGTTCTGTACGTTACGCTCCATTACCATCAGGACGCTTTTTGAGAACAGGCATTGCACGATCCTTGATTTCGATTGGTGCTTCGCGTGGTGTCTGTTTCTCCGTTTCCATATCGTGGTATAAAGCAAGTATTTTGTTGATCGGTTCCAGAACTATCCAAGATGATAGGTCACTCGATGGAATGCCAAGACCAATGAATGCAGGCATAGATAGATCAGCATTCCGTCCTTTATAGGCGGACACGACCAGCATTCCGCATAATTTATCTCGCGATGGCTCGCGAGTTGTATCTATTAGGTCGTATTGAAGTGGGGATAACCATTTATTGAGGGAAGACCATGCGCGTCTAAAATTGGTTGGCCTGGGTGTGCCGCAATGACTTTGGATATTTCCCCTAAGCAAATAGATGCTCCCCATACCAGCCCAACTGAAACTGCCCCCTTTGGGGGAGGTTTCTGAAGCGTGAGTGTCTAAGCCGTGAGCCTTTGCAACCCTACGAAAAGCTGCCTCCAAGAGAGCATGGCGATTCTGTGCAAGCATAGCTATTCGCTCCGGTATTTCGTATCGCTGGTTAGTAATTTGGTGTGCTTGACCGAACGACGCCACAACCTCTTCCTCGAACGAACGGAAGAAGCCTACGGGTAAAATTTGTACAATACGCGAAAGCGGTTCATTCATAACACCCACCCACTAGACTAGTTGTCGTTATGAGGATAATATTCAATATTTTTTGCGTTATCAAGCATTTTGTTTATCTTTATGGATAAATCTATGGGATGCCGTATAGCAAACTTTCCGTCTCCCTCCGTCTCACCAGCCCTTTCAGTTTCCTTCCACCGGCCCAGACCCATTTCATGAATTCAGCGGGCACGGCGGCGTGTTCCTCGCGGTTGATTTTGCGCCGCAGCGTCGAGCGTTGCAACGCTCCGCCGCCCAGGTTGAAGGTGAAGGATACTAGCGCATCGAACTGGCCTTGCATCAGCGGAACGGTGATCAGGCGCAACACGGCGCGTTCGGCCTTTTGCACATCCTGCTGGAGCAGTTCCTGGGCTTGCGGTTTATCCACCCCCTCCAGGAATTGCGCTTCATTGGCTTCGGTGATCAGGTGGCCATAACCGATGGTGGGATAGCCTGCGGGACAGATATAAATGGCGGGGGCAAAGCTTTCGAAGCGGCGGATCAGATCAAGACCATGCGTGCTGATGCGTCTCATTTTCCACTCCGCAGTTTGGCCATGGCGCGCTGGCCGAAATAGAAGCTGATGATCCCGGCGAAGATCGCCGCGTCGTCCTGTGTCCACAGTGTTTCGTAAACCAGCTTGAGCGGCGCTCCGGCTTCCGGCAGTGCGGTGTAGGAAATGAATTTCACCGCCGTGTAGAGCATGAAGAAGCTGTAGGCGATCACGGGGCGCACCGTGCCATTGAGCGCGTCCACCCAGCGGATGCCGGTATTGTAGGTTTTGTAGATCGCCCTGGATTCCGCGATGTCGGCGTTGACCTGGATTTCCTCCAGGCGGTTGCTGTGGCCGAGGCGTTGCTGCTCCATTTGCATCTCTAGGATTTTAAGCTCGTGCTTGTTATCCTTGGAGTCACGGAACAGTTTCAGGAAATCAGGAAACCCCGCCGAGAAAAATCCTAACAATGAGCCAAGCAATGTAATCATAACACCCTCCCGCCAACTAAAATTACGAGTTCAAGCAGCATCCCGCCCAAGGCGAGAATTAAGGTGGTGAGCATCCACCACATGACGCGCTCAATGCGGTCGAGCCGCTGTTCCAGCGATTTGTAGCGCTCTGCGCACACGGCGACGTGCACGTCGAGATGTTCTGCTTCTTGTTCTTGAGTCATGGTTCCTCCAGGCATAAAAAAACCGCCCATAGGACGGTGGCGGTTGCGGTGTTGAAGGGCGCGTTATTCGTAATAGCCGTTGATCATCACCAGCCCACGGATGATCTGCGAGGCGGTTGCCGTTCCGACTGGCATACGGAGGATGATGTGCAGATAAGTTCCCGCCGCCACATACAGCGGCGCATCCAGGTTCACATCTATCGGGGCGGCATTACCGCCGATGGCGGTGCCGATAGGAATGGACTGCACCCCAAGCGCAATGCGCCGTGGGGCGCGTGTGCCTGCGGTGAGGGAATCAGCGGTAGCCAGGGATACGCCGGTGGAGCCTACGCCCAGCGCCCATTGCAGCAAGGTTGGCGTGGTGGCCGAAGCCGCGCCCATGTTGAAGGCTTCAATCCGCACGCCCCGGATCACCAGATTACGGTTGCCGCCAGCCGCCGCCGCTGCGGGAACCTGGAAGGCAAACAGCGCAAAATCTGTTTCCGCACCCGCGACCGCTGCAAACTGGAACTGCCCGCCCAGCGTGGCATAGCCCGCCGCCGTGTTGGAAAGCGTGGCCGATGCGGGGGCGGCGCTGTTTGCATAGTTTGCCGATTGCCCCGCCGCCGCGCCGCGCGGATTGTTATAGCTGCCATATTCGGCACCCGCCATTGCAGTTGGCCAGAGGCGGTTTAATGCCAGATCACGGGCGATCACCGAGATGTCAGCAACTTCCATGCGCTGCGCCGAGCCCGTCGCGGCGGCGTTATAGCAGCGCATCAGCAGTGGTTGCCAACGGGAAAGCGAAACGGCGGCAGCGGTATTCGGTGACAGGATTACGCCTTCCAGAACCCCGTCGATAAAGAACTCGATGCGATCCTGATCGATCACGATGCGGTAATGGCGCACCTGACCAGCTACAGGTGCTGACATCGGCGCGGTAGTGGTTTCCGTGCCATTGATGTTCATCACCCCGACAAGATTACCTGAGCTATTGATCTTGAAATACACCCCGTCGGTTGGGGTGGCGGTGGTTGCCGCAAAGCCAAGCCCGAACTCACAGACGTTATTGACAATCGGGTTAATGGCAAAACGCTGGCGGAACGCTACTTCCAGTGAACCAGCAGGATGCAGCGGGAAAGTTTTGTAGGCTTGCACCCGCGCCACCGCTGCAGAAGCCACCGAATTGCCAGCGTTCAGCACCAGGAATCCGCCGGTCATGGCAAGCGTCGCCGTCGCGGTCACGCACTGATAGGCGCTGCCATCCACCACCGTGTGGTTGAAGGTGTCCGCCCAATAGAGGTTATCCACGCCGACGCGCAGTCGGCCATCCGTTGAAACCCGCGCCGCCCGCACCAGGCGAGGCTCACCACTTGCGCCGTCATGGGATTCCCCGGCGATGACAGAATAGCCTGAGTCTGCCAGCGCCATGGGCAGATTGACCTTTAGCCGTTTGTTGGCGTCCACCGAAGCAAGGTCGGCGGTGTCGCCTGATTTTATAATGATGCTCATGTCAGACCCCCATGAAGTTGATGCTATAGCGTCCCCAGGCGCCAGTGGCGGCGCGGGCGATTACGTCAAAGCCGATACCCGCATTCAGGTTAGCGGCGAGCGCGGTGATATTTTCCAGGGCTGCGTCTTCCGCGTCATGATCCGGCGTCGCGACGCCAGCGGCGGTGCAAAGAATGACTGAACCATTGGTGACCCACGAGGCGGCAACGGTGACGCTGGCGAAATCCGCTTCCCCGCCGCTGGCATTGCCGAAATCCACCGTGACCTGTCCCGTCTTGGGGACAAGCGCCAGCACGGCGGTATCCAGCTTGTCATCCAGCACGGTTTGCAGGCCGGAAACATCGCCAATGCTGTGCGCGTGGCTTGCGGCGGCCTTGTCATCCAGAGCGGCTTGCAAGCCCGCCACATCGCCGGTGACATGGGCATGTGACGCAGCGGCTTTGCCGTCCAGAGACGTCTGCAACCCGGATACATCTGTGATGCTGTGCGCGTGGGAGCTGTTGGCTTTCCCGGCTAGAAGCGTGTCGGCCTGCGGCCTGGTGTAATAGCGCACGTCCCCGCGCGCATCATCGTGGTATTGGGGATGATCATCGTCGCCGAGGCCGGTAAGCGCGCCGTGATCTGAGGAGCCGCCACCTCCGCCAGAGCCGGGCGGCCCCTGAGTTCCCATGGTGACGACATTAATGCGCTTATCCTCGACCTTAACGACCTGGATTACTTGATTGATGGTAATTACATCGGTCATCGGGTTACCTCGGGGCTGATAAAGACCAATCCTTCCAGCAGCCGCGTCACGGTGACGGCATCCCCTGCGACGATCTCCAGATCATACACGCCAGCTGTGGCGGTAATGGTGGATGTGGCCGAGGCCGCCGCCAGGATGTTAATTGTGCCAGCCGCGCCGCCAAGCGTGATGCCGCCATTTTCGGTGGTCAGCGTCAGAAACGGCGTGGAAGCCTCCACCGTCTCGCGCATCTGCATCCGCGCCGTGAACCCGGTCAGATCAACCGGAACGCCGTTTTCGTCTTTCCAGGTAATGGCTTCGGAAAAAGTCGCGCCGCGATAGACATAGAGGTTATGTTTGGCTGGATGTGTCGTCATGGGATCACCAGGTCCATGGTCCGCGCGGTTTCAGGTACTGCAGTGTGGTGCGGATCACCCCGCCACTGAAGTTGCCGCCGTTTGCGGTCAGGCGGATAGCGGTGTTGGCGTAATAGGCCAGCGGGCTGGTGATGCCGATATTGGTGGAATCAGGCGCAATGCCGATCAGATTGCCGTAGCGCGTAACATCGCCCGCCACCCCGATGCCGAAGCTTGTTGCGCCTGTGATGGCCGTCATCACCCGCACATTGACCGCGAGCACAATGGCGCGGTCGGGAATCTGAATTGTGGTGTCCTTGAACGCCCCGGTGTTTACCGTCACATCCTCGGTTTTGTGTTCCACCCGCAAATATTCGCCGGTTTCCTTGAGCAGCAGGCCTTCTGGCATCCATGCCGCGCCGTCATAGACATAATATTCGTCGGCGGTCTCGTTCCACAGCCGCAGCCGCTTGAACGGAGCCACGAAGAACCAGCCGCCGCCATCTGCTGCCTGCGCGATCTGGCTGGCTTTCCCCGCCCATGCGCCGGTGGGTGAAGTCCCCACTACCCAGCACTGCCCAACCGCCGGGCTTCCCGGTGGCGTGTTCAATCCCACATCCTGCGCCACGGCCTGGATCAGCATGTCGAGAATGTTGAGCGCATCATTATGGCTGACTTCCTTCTGCGACTGCGATTGCAGAATATAAGGCAGCAGCAAGCGTCCGGTGGTGTTGGGCATCGGATATTCCTTTGGTTAATTGTTAAGTTTTAGATGGTGGCTATGCCTGCATTCCCACGTCCAACCGCCGCTGAAAGCTGGTACACATTCACCAGCACGCTGCTTTGTGCCGAACCGAAGTCTGTCACCTGCTGTGCGGCGGTATAGATAGTTGTGGGTGAAGTCAGGCCAGTAATCGTGCGCTTGAGCGTTACGCCCTGCATGATGTCCACCTCATAGCGTTCCGATTCTTCCGAGAGCGGAATATCCACCGCGTCGCGCCAGTCGCCGCCGATGCGCGTGCGCCGCCTCCAGTTGATGGTGAGATCACCACCTGTGTTGCGGCTGCCCACGATATGCACTGGGGAATAGGGTTTCAGGGCGCGCGCCGCATAGATGAAATCCTGCTCTGCGGTCGCGCCGAGTGTGGAGCCCACCGTCACAGGTTTGTACTTCTTGCTGATGCCCCATACTGAAGACGCCATCAATTCCCGCGCCAGGGCGTTTGTCAGCAGGATGAAGCGCTCCCCCGCAATATGACCACCCGCCGCCCATTCCGTCCCCAGCCGCCCGCGCAGCAGGTTCGAGAGGCGGTATTTATTGGCGTCGAGCAGCGTGGCGGTCTGGAACTGGAGCACCTCATCGCCAATGACACAGACATTCGCGCCGTTCAGAACCGCAATCTCGCTGACGCTTTGCAACTGGCCGAAGGTCAGCAGCACGTCGATGGCGCTGCTCCGGTCCCAGGTATACACCGTTCCGGCTGGGATAATGTTCAGCACCGCGCCGATGCTGGCCTGCGCGGCAAGCGTTTGCATCAGGGCATAGTTCGCCCCGCCATCATCCGAGCGGTACACCGCCGAATCTGTCCAGCCGCCGCCCAGGCCCACCACGCCATAACGCAAATACGCATCGGTCACCGCATCGGTCGGGAATGCGGGCAGATCGAGCAATTCCAACCGTGTGGCCGAAATGCTGGTCGGCGGCTGAATATTGGGTGTGCTGCTGCCCGGCGGAGTGTAAAAATCATATGACGACGCATCTTCGGCCACCGCCGCGATTTCCTGCATGCCGTTGCGCACCAGCCTGGTGGAATTGATCCGCATGAGATAGGCAGCGCCATCCCTGGTGACGGTGATCACATCGGCGGGTTCCAGCAGCGCGTATTTGGGCGGCGCGGTGAATTGGTACTGCACACGCCCTACCCAGGCATTGTAGAGGGTCACGTCCGCCACCATTTTGGCTTCCTGGTCGGTGAGCACTATCGGCAGGTTGAGGGTGGCGTAATCCACCGCCTTGACTGTTTGCCGCTGGGCGGATTGCGTGCCCGCCTGATAATCGGCGGTGCGGCTGAGATAAATCACATCCACCTGGCGCGGCAGCTCCAGTTCCTGCGTGCGGGTGATGGTGAAGGTGTCAATGGCGTCGTCACGCGGCACAAGTTCGGTGAAATCAATAGTGACGCTGGAAACCTTGCCGCGCCTGATGAATTTCAGCAGCCCGTCCGATTCCACCATGTCGAAAAAATACGCCACCGCCAGCTGCTCGAGGCAGGCCCGCACCGTCTGGCGGCTGGTGATGACGAAGCCCGAGACAATATCCGTCAGGCGGCTGATGTCATACATGGTGCTGTCATAGCCGACCTTTTTGAGCAGATCGGCGACGATCTGGCCAAGGCTGGAAAGCCCCAGCTTGCCCTGTATCCAATGACCGGTTTTCCAGTTGCCGCCATCCGCCCATATCGAACCGAGATCGGGAAAGAACGGGAATGGCCGCGCGTCCCAGGTCCAGAGAAACTTGCGTGGGATAAAATCGGCTTCGAGCACATTCTGTGAGGTCAGATAGTCGATTGAGGCGTCAAGCGCCGTGCGCTGCGCCAGAAAATCCACCCTGCTGCGACTGCCGCGCGGATAGAAACTCTCCACCGAGTCCGGATCGACAAACACGTTCGGCTGGTTGGCGCAGCCATCCACCGAGGGAAAGCCAAGCTCGGAAAACCACACCGGCTTCATTTTCGGTGTCCAGGCGGTGCCGCTGGCGTCAGGATTGGTGTGGGTGCTGTTCCACCAGTTTTTCACGTTCTTCCAGGCGTAGGTCGCCCCGGAATAGAACACTTTATTCAGCCGCGTGACGGGATCGCTGTAGAAATAATCCCAGCCTTCATCCTTGCTCCAGCCGTCATATATATTCTGGTAGGTGATCTGCGCCTGCGGCAGATCAGGGGTGAGCGGGAAATAGCAATCAATCGCCACCGCGTCGATATTGGCGTCCGACCATAACGGGTCAAGATTATACCAGCCGTTCACCGAATGATATTCGCTCCAGTCGCCGCCATACATCACTTTCACGCCAGCACCAACGGCGGCCTTCACCGTGGCGGCGAGGCTTTTCAGTTGCATCACCGCAGGGAACACGCCGGTGGGATTCATATATTGCGTCAGGCCGATCAGCTCTGAGCCGATCATGAAAGCGTCGATGTTATTTTTCAGCAGCACCCCGCCCACATTCATATTGGCGTAATGGGTGATGAAGGCGTTATAGCCATCCGTGCGGGTGAAGAAGCTGTTGGCGGCTGTGGCGCTGGCGGGCGTGATCCTGCCACGCCAGGGCTTTGATTGCGGCGTGATGGTGTCCACCTGCAGCATCGGGTACAACATCACCTGGTAGCCGCGCGCCTTCAGTTCCTGGGCCAGGCGTATGATGCTCTTGTCGGTCGGCGTGCCGCCATAGGTGGGCGAGCCATCGGGAAAATAGAGTATCTGGTGCGCATTGGCGCGGGTAAAACTTCCCACCGCCCAGTCATCGGGCGCAACCCGCACGCCCTGGCCGTCAAACTCCACCCCCGGCCTGATCACGCATAGGGCGGGATCAACCGAATTGGCGAACCAGTTCACCACCACCGACACCCATTCCACATTGGGCAGCGTCGCCTTGAGATTATCCAGCGCCGCCAGCAGATCGGCCTTGTTGCTGAGATTGTTCTGATTGAGTTTGACGGTCTTGCCGCCCTGAATAAAATTCCCCGCCGCATCCAGCTGGCCGCTGGTTTTTTCCTGCACCACCGTGTCATAGACATATTCGCCCGCGCCCGGAATGAGGGTGATGTCGGTGATCTTGTCCTCCAGGTCATAAGGTTTTTTCAGCGTGCGCCGCACCTCGAAGGTGAAGTTCGGAATGCGGTTACCAAAATCCCCCAGCGGAAAATCCTTGATCACCACATAGGCCAGGCCGCGATAGGCTGGCGTTTGCCCCGCAGGATGAAACGACGCCATGAACGTGTCGGGCAATTGATCTTCCGACCCTGGATAAAGCGCATAACCGCCAGCGGTTAATTCCAGCGGCTTGCTGTCGGCCCAGGCGCGCACCAGTTCGGTAATCGGCCCTTCGCAGATCGCCACCGCCAGCGACGCCGTATAGGTGTAATTGGTCGTGGTGGTTTGCACGCCGCCGCCACCGCCGCCCTTGCCGCCGCCCGAGCTTTGCGTGCTGGTGGTGACATGTTCCTCAATCGGGCGTGACCAGATGACGTTACCGGCGATTCGGGCATTGCCATAGACGAGCGGGATCGCCTTGCCATAGCTGGAGGCCTGCACCATCAGTTCGGTGAGGCGCGAGCCTTCCTGATGGATGCGCGCCTTGCCGCCAAAGATCGAGCGGTCAGCAAAGCCGCCCAGATAGCCGCCCGCGCCAGCGGCAAGCGCCGCCAGAAAGGTTCCAGCGCCCAAGGATGAAGCCGCCGAGCCTGCGGCGGCTGCGAGAACTATTGCCGCCATCTGAACACCCTCACCAGCTGTTGTTTCCAGTCCTCATCCAGCCGGTGCTCCACCACGCGCCGCGCCTGCGCGTAACAGTGGATCATGCCGGGCGCGCCTTCATAATCAGTCAGAAACGCCAGATGTTGCGGATTGTCCCGCACGGTGAACAGCGCCAGGTCGCCGGGCTGCGCCTGCGCCACCGGTACGTCATCCAGCAGGGCCATGAGCTTCTCCGTCAGATAGGCGCCGTCCGGCTCTTTCGAATAGGTCACCTCGTCATAGCCCGCGAGCGGCTGGCCGTGGCTGTCCCGCAAGCCCAACTCATCCACCACGCCGATGATCAGGCCAAGACAGTCACAGCCCTTGCCTTTCAATCGCGCCTGATGGTGAAACGGCGTGCCCAGCCAGGTGCGGGCCTGGGTAACAATTTGATCTTGCATGCTTCGCATGGGCGGTTATCCTTCAGCCAGGAGGTTCAAATATGCGCAAAAATATTGACGTGCGTGCATTGCGCCAAAAGCTCGGCATGACGCAAAAACAGTTCACAATTTTTGGTGTTTCAGAGAGCAGTATCCGGGCGTGGGAAGCAGGCAAAGCCACGCCCCGCGCTTACACTCAGACTCTGTTAAAGGTTATCGACGCGCATCCGCAAATGGTGCTGGATGCCGTCCGTAAGGTTGGATAATCAGCCAGCCTCTATGTCTGCAAGCAAACTATCATCGGGTAATGTCAGCCGGATGCCTTGCAGGTCAGCTTGCGCAGGATCGATAAACGCATTGGTCGCTTCCAAAATCCGCTGGCTTATCTTTTTGTCGCCCCAATCGACTTTGCCTGTATAGCGTTGCGCGAAATCCAGTGTGCGTACCAATGCCTGCGGCTGCTGGTTATGCGTCAGCGCCTTCAGCGCCACCAGATAGTTATTCCGGTACACCGTCGGAATGATAATGCGCTGCTCATTCTCTTTCACCAATTCCGCGTTCATCATGATGCGGGCGATGCGTCCGTTGCCATCTGTGAAAGGATGCACTTCGGCCACCAGAAACATCATGAACACGGCGCGATGGAATGGTGCATCCAGGCTTTGATAAAGCTCATAACCCTTTTTCAGTGTGCCTTGCACCAGTTCAGGCGCAACGAACAGCGTGCTCCCCGCGCGGTTATCTTCCACCTTGAACTGCCCCGGCAATTTCTCGGGCCGCTTCGCCATGATGACTGCGTGACGCTGTTTTAAGAGCGTCAGAAAATCATCAAAGCGCCGGGGTGTTTTTTTCATTTCCTTAGTGTCGGAAACGATCTGGTAGGTGCCGAGTATGTCATGGGCGTCGGCTGGGCGGTCATTCGGAACTTTGCCCTCAAAGACGATTTCCTCCGCCTCGCGCACGGCAAATTCAGTGCCTTCAATGAAGTTTGAAAAATAGGCTTCATAAAAAGCCAGTGATTCTGTGACCACTGGCGCAGGCCGTATTATCGGCGGTGTCTCATGCAAAGCGCGATGCAGCACTTCGAACAGTTGCAAGCGGTCGGGATCGTAGGGCTCGCCGATTTTACGGGCAATGCCGGTTTTTGAAGCCACCGGCGCATCGCGTGTACCGAGCAAGGTTCCAATCAGATCATCCAGCAGCTTGAATTCTTTTTTCAGGTCCAGCCTGGGCGCAAGTTTGCGCGTCTCGTCACGAAGCTGCTGAACAGCCTGCTCTCCAGATCTTCGCAGGATGGCATCCAGCTTTTCTTCGATCTCTGTTCTGGACAATGTTCGCGGCGCGGTGCCTGCACGCGGCCGCGAGATGCGCATGTTCTCCAGATACGCCCGCGCGTGAGAACTCAAGCGCAGCCCATCCATGAACGGTTTATCCTCCGGCAATGGCGCATGGCCTTTGCGCGAACGAATTATAATGCCCGGCAGGGAAATATCCCGTTTACGCTCTGAAATTATGAATAATGAGCCGTCCGGCGCAGGCTTTAATTCCAGGGCGGTGCGATCCGCTATCAATGCCCCTGGCGCGAACTGGCTTACAATGCGCCAAAGGTTACGTTTGACAATCGCTTCTGGCGGGTCCGTCAGGTTGGATGTATAAAGACGCGAGGCCAGCTTACGTAGTTTTCCGGATTTTACGCTCCGCGACACCATCCCGGTCGTGGTTGCATCGGAAACAATTACTTCGGGCTGCTTTGGCAATAAATCGGGCATAAACACCACTCCATGTCCCGTTATACGCAACAAATCGGGTTGAATAAAGCGATTTGTGCAATAAAGTGGGTATTATACCCTTTGCAGATCATTGGCCGTGGCGGCGGTGGCGAGCAGTCTGTCCATGCCTGGGACATAAGGCTCGCCCCGGAAATTGACCGCGTTGCTGAACTTGGAAACACAGGCGTTGAAGGTTTTGTCGCAGCCAGCAATCGCGTTGTAGGTGTCGCCCACAGTCACAGTGTTGGGCATGGGCAGCGCCAGCGTGAATTGCATGCTGGAAAACTCCTTGATCTCCATGCGACGCCCCGCGTTCGCGCCGGTGAGCCACGTGATTTCGCCGCCGGAGAAATATCCCGCCGCCTGGGTCATGGAGTTGCTGATAAATATCTGGCGGCTGCTTACCGTATCGACTGTTCCGCCCACGGTGTAGCTGGCGAGGTTTACCTTGCAGCGTCCGTCGCCCAGCACGGCGCGGCAGGCCGGGGAATACAGTTCGACAATGTTCTGGCTGAGTTTCTGCGCCAGACCGCGCACCTCGGCGATGAACTGGCCGTTCTTCAGCGTCACTTCGCCGAGCCAACCGCGCCGGTGGATAATGACGCCCTGGCTTAAATCGGTGACATTCACCATGAAGATTTCAATTTCGGCGAAGTCGTATTTGCCCGCCATGATATCCGCCTCGGTGATCGACGCCGCATCGAGAATGCCCGCCACATCCAGATTATCGACCGAGAACTTGTCCGTGGTTTCCACGCTGGTGGGTGAGAAGCCGGTGGCCGCTCTGTAAAGCTGGCTGCTGATGGTGAGATCGGAGGTGTGATCGGTAAACCCCATCACCGCGCCGCCTGCCAGCGTCAGTTTCCAGCACACCGCAAGGCTGGTGACTTCCCCCGCCAGGTGCGCCGCCATGTTGCTTGATGCGGTTCTCATAAACGTATCTCCACTATCGGGATGGCGTCCCAGACAAATATCCCCGGCCCGTCGGCGCGCACCAAAAGCGCATCCGTGTCGAAACGCACCGGCACATCGAAATCAAAATCGCTGCTCACAATCACCCCCGCACCGGGCGCAGCAGTGAACGTCACCACGCCTGTGGTGTGATCCACCGAGTAGCCCGAGCCTTGCAGCACGCTGTTAAGATAGATTTTCACCGTGCCGGACACCGGCTTGCTAATCTCGCGGCTGTAGCCATAGGCTCCGCTCGTGTAATTCTTGGCAAGCTGGAATGCGGTTTGCGTTCCGTTGCCCGTGCCCAGCATCTGCCCCAGCGCCTGATAGTCGCTCCAGTCCTTGAAGCGGAAACCATGGGCCTTGCCGTAACGGGCGCGGAAGAACGCCTGAACCACATCCATGTCGGCTTTGGTTTTGAGGCCGGTGGAGACATCCCAGCGGCCACGGCTTTTAAGCCAGTTGACGTTGCGCTGCTCGAAGCCAGCAAAGGTGGTGGTAATGCTGGTGTTGAACTCCGCCCCGCCGGATGCGCCATAGGCGACCTTGGGTGGAAACTGCACTTCATGAAATCCTGGCATTATCCGTTCCTCGCTCTGTGCTTGCCCATCTGGCTCGCCAGCCTGCTCATGATCTGGCCCTGGGAATCCATAAAACTCTGGGCGTTGGGCGTGCTGATGTTGAAGGTGACATTGATGCCGCCCAGGCTGGTATTCTTGGGCAGCACGGTTTCGCCTTTCTGCAGGATGGCCGGGAATTCGTCCGCCATCAGGCCGTTATGCAAGCGCGGCGCTCCGACAAACATATAGGCAGGCACGGCGCGCCGCGTCGCGCTCGATGAACCAACGACACCGCCGTCATGAAACAGGCTGCCAAAGATGCTGCCAAAAATATCGCCGCCGCCGCCTTTGACAAAATCCCCCAGCGCACCGGCAATGGGGGCCGTGATTTGCTGGCGGATGAACATGCGCAGAATGTCCTGCTCGAGGGATTGCAGCAGATCGCCCAGCTTGTTGAAAGAAACCTCGCCGCTGCTGACCATATCCGTGAGCGTGTCCTCCACATTGCGCGCGGCGCTACCGAATAGCTCCTCAGCATTGCTGGCGGTATTGGCGGCCTCACCGGCGTAACGTTTGAGCGCACGGCTTGCGCCGTCCTCCCATTTATCGCTATCGAGCAGCGATTTATCGTAAATCTCCTTCAGCTTGACGCCATAAATCTGTTCGATCAATTCCAGGTATTTCTGGTTGGCTTGCGTCGCGCCGCCCAAATCTTCGATCAGCCCGGTTTTCCAATCCTCCAGCGCCTGCTTCGCCAGATCGAACGAGGGCCTGGTGCGCAATAGGCCGCGATTAATCTCCTCAATCGCGCGGGCGCGTGTATCCTCGCTGTCATCGCGTGGCGTGGCGGAAACTGGTGCGGCGGGTTTTACCGGTGCAACTGCTTTATTGCTCTCAGCGAGCTTTGCCCTGGTGGAGGCCTCGAGCGCGGCCAGCGCCTTGCGCCCGGCCTCGCTATTGGCGTCGCCCTTGTTGAGCGCGAGGATCTGCTTGCGGCGGTCTTCTGCGTCGCGCAGGATTTTCTGCTGCGCGGTGAGGGTGACCTCCTCATATTCCTTCAGGTATTTTTTCTGAAGCTCGAGAAGCTGGTTATTGCGCCGCTCCGCCGCTGCCTTTTCAGCGGCGCTGCGGGCGCCCTCGATTTCCGCATCGGCTTTTTGCTGTTCAGCTTCGATCTCGTCATTAAGTTTCTGCAGTTCGCGCTTCTTTTCCGCAAGCAGCCGCGCGCCGCCAGGCGCGGGTCTCGCGCCACGGTCCACTTGCAGGGCGCTGATTTCCGCCTCGAGACGGCTTTTGCGTTGTGTGCGCGTCGGGTCCACGGCTTCCTGAAGCCCGCGCACCGCGCGGGTCAGCAGGCCGAGGCTGGCCTGCGCCGCGCCGGATTCACTGACGGTGCGGCCAAATGATTCCAGCAGATCGTCCCAGGCATCGCTCAAGCTATCCGCTGCGCCCGTCAAACCCTTGGCCTGGGCTTCGGCCAGCCCTCTGGTTTTGGATTCCAGATGCTCAAGGATAACGGCCTGTGCGCTAGCAACATCACCTTGCCTGACGAAATTCCCGATCACCTCTTTTTGTGTTGGCGACAGATCGGAAAATTTCCGCGCCAGCCTGCCCAGCCCTTCTTCCGGGGCTTCCAGCGCCTTGCCGAGCATGTCGGCAGCCGCTGGCACATCGGTTCCCAGCCGCGCGGCAAGATCGGCGGAAAGTTTCAGGGCGCGGGTGAAAGTTTCCCCGGCGATATTCTGGAATGAGGTGAGCGACGCAGCCGCCTGCTGGATGGCTTCCTTCTTGAACAGCGTGTTGCCTTCCACCGCCTCGCCAAGGGCCGTGACTTCCTGCGCGGTGACGCCTGCGGAAAAGTCCGTCGCTTTGAGCGCGGCGTTCAACTGGTTGAGGGCTTGCTCGGCCTCTTTGAACTCTCGAAGCCCTCCGGACACTGTAAAACCCAGCGCGCCGATGGCGGCGGCGGCGCCCAGCCCGGCGGGGCCAAGCCGGATGAGGTTCGCCCCCAGCGAGCCGGAGCCACCGGCGAGATTCTGCAAGCCATGGCGCAGCTGTTCGCCCGCCACATTCACCGCCGCCAGGGATTTTGTGGCGGGCGCGGTGGCGTCCTTGATCCTGGCCAGCGCGCGCTGTCCCGCGTCGCCGGTCAGCGTCAGTTCCCGGCGCACCTTGTCGCCGTCAATGACCGCGATCCGGATCGAAATGTTCTGGGTTGCGCTGGCCATGATCCCGGATCGCCTCAAATAACCCCGCCTCGGCATGATCGAGCAGGCGCAGCACCGCCTGCCGGTCATAGCCGAGCGCTTCGGTCACACTTAACAGGGTTGCAATATCGAACCCGGCGATCTTACCGCCGGGAGTGCGTTTCAGCTGCGAGCTACAGCGCGCGATCACATCCCAGGCCTCAAACCCTTCCTGGGTGATGGGTTCGTGCTGAATATAGGGGCAGGTTTCGCCGGTGAGCGGGCTTAACTCGCCTCTGCTGCATGGTAGGGCTTCGTCATGGCAGGTTGCGCAATATCCCGGCCCGCCGCCAAAGTGCCATTTGCAGCGGGCCCTGATGCGTTTCCCTCCGCTTCCAGCAGAAACAGAGAATCGGTGTAATGTTTCCAGAACTCCTGCGCGATGAACCAGATATCCATCAGATCGTTCACCGCCCGGTCGCTCACCGGGGCAGGCGCATCGCCTTCACTGGTCAGCACGCCCTGCCATTCGAGTATAGCGCCGCGCGCCAGGGCTTTGATCAGCAGCGCTTCGGAAAGCCCGAGCCGGGTTTCTTCATGATCCACATCCGGAATATCGCTTACGTCCGCACCGGCCTCGAGGCGCGATGCGCGTTCGCGCCGCCAGCCGGTAATCTGTTTGATGACGGATGACTGCGCCGCACTCATGATGGCGGTGGAAAGCGGGCGCAACAAGACCCGCACATTGGCGGGAAGCTCCAGCCAGTACGGTTCTTTCTTCAGATTGAGCCTGAGCATAAATTCTCCTTACGGGTAGCTGATGATATCGTTTTTCAAGACCACGCTGACGGATTTACTGAGGCCTTCGTCATAGACCGCCTGCCAGTTAAAGCTCGCCTGCACGCCGCCCGGTCCCGATACGGGAATGCGCGGGCGCGGCAGATACACCTCGTGAAAAGTCCAGGCGAGTGAAAAATTGTTCCCGTCCAGTCCCGCCAGCCTGTAGGCCAGCTCCAGTTCAATCGCAGTGTTGTTGATCGCATCATCCGCCAGTATGGTGTCGGCGAAGCGCACATCGATAGAGCCATTGGCGGAGATGATAGTGGGATCGACCGCCTCGATCAGCCCGTCATTGCGGATGGTGGGCACCGCCTGCATGCCGTTCGAATAAGTGAACTGCGCCCCGGTGATATTGCCGAGCGCCGCGCCATTGCGCTTGATCGAGCCGTTGAACTGGCTGAATGGCTTGTACACCCGGCTGGTAGGCCCGCCGCCCTGCGAGGAAGCGTAGCGGGTCTCACCCTGGGCGATGATGGCAAGCGTGGCGTTGGCGGCACCCGAACGCTGAAAGTTCAGCGCCATGCTGCCCAACATGCAGCCCGTATGCACGAAATAAGCGGGCACATTGGCATGGCCGATCTCGGCTGCGAAGGATGGCAGGCTGGCGGCCCCGCTGACAAAGCTGTGGGTGTAGCCGCCGCCCGAGAGCGTTGCGCCGCTTGCCACGCCGTTGGCGTTGCCCGAAGCTAGCGTGAATGCGTTGCCGGATGCGCCCAGCGTATCGTGCACGATATTGAGTTTTGTCCCGCCGCCATTGGAATAGGTCGCGGGCGTAATGCTGGCGTTCACGGATGCGTTCAGATCGGTTGCCAGCTGCGTGAGCGTGGCGGTAAGGCTTGCGCCCACATTGGTCTGCGCGCCGGTAGCGCCACTGGCGACGAACGTCCACAGCACGCCGTTAATGGTGAGGGTATGGCTTGCGCTCGGATTCACGGTAAAGGTGATGTCACCGCTCGCCGCCACTCCAACTGATGTGGGATTGCCCAGCAGGAATTGCAGCCAGCGGCCAAAGTCGCGGCCTTCCACCGGAACAACCAGATTGCCTTCGTCATTGATCACGTCGCGGAACGGGGCGCGCGGCTCGCGCCCTTGTCCCAGCAGGTCAGATGAAAGCAGATTTTGTTCCGCGCTCAAATCCGAGGACGCAAACGCAAACTTTTCCCAGTTGCCGGTGGGCTTTACGCCATAGCCGGGTTCTTTCAGGGCAAGCAGCGACGCCGCCGAGCCATAGGATCGGGCCATAAGGATACCT